GGACTCCGGCGCAATGACGGCACTGTTTGGCGACCACTTCTCACCACGCACCAACTGGCGTCAAAAGCTTGCCCGGTTCTTTTCCGGGTTCGCGCGTGATGATTACAGTTGGAAAAAACCCAACCGCAAATATCTGGGGCTGGGACTCGTCGCGCCGGGCCTTCAATCAACCGGGTGCGGGCACTGGGTTCTAGGGCTGGATGTTTCGGGTTCAATGTCAGGTGAAATCAAGAAATGCGTGGCGCATATGAATCGCATTTTCGAAACAGTCCAACCCGAAAAAGTGACCGTCGTTTACGTCGACTCCGCGATAAAGATTGTCGATACCTTCCAGCGTGGCGAAAAGATTATCCTTCGGGAATTCGTCGCGGGCGGAACGGACTTCCGGCCACTGTTCCAATACGTCAAAGATCAGAGGATCAGGCCCGAAGGTATCGTGTTCTTTACCGATTGCTATGGCAACTGGCCTGACAAGAAACCGCGCTACCCGGTTGTCGTTGCCACCACAGAGGCCGTTGACAGTCTTTCGGCGCGGTTTGTTCCGCCGAAAGGTTGCCATATCGTTGACGTGGCGGACTAAACCGAAAGAAGGAAGGGGTAATCAACCCGGCCATGGGTAACACTGTGGCCGGGTTTTTATTTGGGGTTTTTCGGGTGTTTGGGTAGATTGCGTGTGAGTCCGTCATATTATAAGCGCTGATAACCTTGCGCGCGGGATTCTGGATTTGGTAGGGTTTACCAACAATAAGAAAAGGCCGTGTTTTTACGGTTTCGGTCCTAGTATGTTAAAAAGAAAACCTAGAAAGGTTAACAAGGGTCGAAAAACGTGAAACATAGTTACCGCAAAAACGTTGTTTTTGCAATAATAGCGAAATTGGGTATATCACTATTATAGAATATAACGCAAAATCAACGACTTAACCCATTTCATAATTGCCATATTTGGCCATAATAGTGATCGTTATTCCTATGGGTAGCGTGAAACCGTTATGGGCTATGGCTTTGCGCCCATTCCTACGTTTTCATAATTGCCATAATAGGGAAAAAAAAATTTTAGGTGGAGGGTGTACTTTTTTCGATTGGTATTATGGATACTTGGTGAATACTACGGAATGATATGTGATAAGGGATACAGGGGGATAAATATGGTAATTATGGCAAAAATAGAAGTAAATATGGCAATTATGACAAAATATGACAATTAATACTATGAGTAAGACCATTATATTTTATAGATAAGAAAAGAAAAGAATTAACCACATTAAGCTTGTTGGATACTTGGCGCGATAGTTGGTCATAACTGTGGTTATGCGAGTCACTTGCATTGTAGGACTGGCGTAGGGTATCATTCCGGGCATGGATGACGGTAAAGAACCCTTAAAGAACCCAAGGCAGGAAGCATACTGTCAAGCGCGCGCTACTGGGATGACACAGTGCGACGCATACGAGGCGGCAAACTACCGCTATAGCAGTGAGAACGCCCAGCGGGTTGGTGCTTCAAGGCTTGAGAGCAATTTTAAGATACAGCGCCGAATCCGCCGGATACAGGCGGCCATGGTGGATATGGCCGCAATCGATGGGCAATGGGTTGTCTCACGTCTTGTCCATGAGGCAATGACTGCGCAGTCCGACGGGGCGCGGGTGCGCGCTACTGAACTGTTGGGCAAGGTGAATCGTCTGTTTGTTGATGTAATTCAAACGCCAGCGGAACAAACAATGACAGATGAGGATTTGGCGCGTAGCATCGCGGGTAGTGACGAGGTAAAATACAACCGTATGCTGGTGTTCCTGCGCAATATCAGCAAGGATGAGGCGGCTTAACTCATTGATAAATAAGGGTTAATTGGATTTTTCATAATGTATATTATGCGCATTAACCTTTGTTAACGAATACTGGGAGTGCAAATCATTCGCATTCGCCAAAAACTGCGGTTTTTCGACCCCCTAGCACCCCCCTGCGCCTTCGGGCGCGGGTCCGGTCGCCCACCTGAAGACCCCCCAAAATCCAGCCCGATTCAAATCAATCGGCGCACCAAACAATGACCCCTTATCTTTCGCCCGACAAAACCCACCGCGCCTTGGAAATTGCGGAACTCATACAATCTGACTATGAGCGATCATTATCCACCGGCAAGGACAGCACTTGGCATTACAAAAGCGTTCAGGCGTCCTTGCACGTTCCCCATTCCGGCTTGGCTGTTGTTATTGTTCGCGGGACTGAAGGCCCGAAGACGGGTTGGCACGTTGGGGCGGACTGGGTACGCAATTTACGGGCTGTGCCGTGGTATGACCAGTATTTGGGTTGGGCACATTCGGGGTATCTGAAGGGCGCACGGGGACTGTTCAAGGTTTGTTATAATGACATTCTGGCGGTCCGCCATGAAATGCCGGTTGGTTTTGCTGGTCATTCCAAGGGTGGCGCGGAGGCGTCTGATCTGGCGGCTATGTTCTATAGGTACTTCAAGCCCGCTTTTGTCGTGACTTTCGGGGCTTCCAGACCGGGCCGACTAGCCGCTTTGGAGGGGTTGCCGTTCGACAGGTTTATTCATGGTCGCGACCCTGTTCCTTACATGCCGCCGTGGATCAGCCATCCGAAGGTTTCGGTTGAGTATTCTCTCCCGCCCGTTGATGATAAAATCTTCGCCGTTCAGGATCACGGTATCACGGGTTATATTTCATCGTTGCGTCAGCATTTGGTGAATCACGAAGAACTTCACGGGCCAATTTAGGGGGTTATCATGAACGGTTCGGGCAAGACGGCGGCGGCGGCGGGTGGGGGTGCGACGGGCAGCATTCTGTTGATCAAGTTGTTTGCCTATTACGGGCTGACGTTGACCACGCCGGAAGCCTTGGCGCTGGCGGGGGTACTGGCCCCGGTCCTGCACGGTCTTTCGGATGGTGTAGCCGCCATGTGGTCAGCGCTCATAAGCCGCATTAAATAATCACGGTACGTCCACACGGTTGCGTACTTACGGTACGTCCACCAAGATCAGGTCGAAGCCCGCCGACACGTCCGCCGCCTTTCCGGTTGGTGAGGCGGTAATGAAGATGTCGGTTTTTTCGGTAAAGAGTTGGTGGGGTTGGAATTCGTGAAGGATGTGGCTTGACGCGTCACTATCCAGTCCCAGCGAGGATTTGATTTGCTTCTCGTATCCTGACGCGTTGTCACGCGCCCACAGGTTGATGATCAGGGACGTTGGGCCGACGGCGGCGGCGGGGTTGAGGTTGGCGTAATAGTTGACCATGTAGGCGGACTTGTTGGCCGGGACGGTATAGATTGCCATTAGGGTTTGGTTGTTTCCGGTTGAGATAATGGCGTAGTCTGTGGATTCGGCGGCGTTGTGAATTCGGATGGGCGACGCGCTGACCACGTTTGCCAGTACCTTCATTCTGAAGCAACGTATCAGGGGTGTGGTGAGAACGACGGGGGTGGTGGTCAGTGTGGCGTCGAGGACGGCATTCTGGACGACCAAGTTCCAGTCTTCGTCAAGCCCCTGAATTTTGATTGTTTTTCCGCGCATGGCTTCTTGGTCAGCGGTCTGGCTGATTTTGACCATGAGCGCGGTTGCTGGGAAGGTGTAGGCGGCGGACCCGTCCCAAATTTCTTCGGTTCCGTTTTGCGCCACGTCTGAGTTGCGGCCAAACTTGTTGACGCCTGTGACGCCGGGGATGAGTCCCATGGGTATGGCTATCATGGGGTTTTGGATTGGGTCGGGGTAAGCGCGCCAAGGCATGATGGTATCTCCGGTGCGGTTTGGAATTATTTAATACCATTTTTCGGCGCTTTTGTCATGACGGGTTATGTTTTGGCTCACGGGGCGGCTTGAATAAGTTTGGCTTATTGTTATACTTGTATGGAACGCTATGTTTTTAGGGTGACCGGCTTCGTGTTGGCCGAAGCTGTTCGCGTGAAGCACCGAGACTGGTCCCCCAAGAGTCCACAGGAGAACGATGATGGTTAAGGGACTGCCAGCGAGAGGGCGCGGACGTAGTTCAAAGTGGGACAAGAACGCCGACAAGTTCCCGCCGACGCTGCGGCGCTCGTTTGAGGAGCGAGTAACACGACATGAGCAACACTTCCACTTTCAAGACTAAACCAATTTTAACAGTGGAAAACCCCGGAAATTGGCCGGAGGATTTCGCTCACGAAAACGGCCAATACCTTTGCCGGTGTCACGATTGCGGCGAGAACTTCACTGGATATAAGCGTCGGGTTACTTGCAAGGTCTGTGCGTCCAAACCGCTCACCCCGGATCAAGAGCGCGATGCGCTTTGGTGTCAGGCACTTATGTCATCTGGCCTTGATCTGGAAACGCTCAATACGATTTTGAGCCGGTTCAAGGAGTTGAGGAGGAAATAGAGGTCATGTGGCAAATATTAAAATGTCCCCGCTGTGGATACCGCGAAACAATCTACGGAGCGGTCATTGTTCTGGTGAGGCGATGCCCGCGCTGTTGGTTAAAATCGTAAATCCGACTGATAGAGGAGGCCGAAACGATGCCGAAAACATTGATGGATTTGCTGGATTACGAGATTGAAAACGGAACCCAACGTTCCGCTGGCGTCCTTTACGGCGTTTGCATGGAGGGTCTTGGTGGGGGTGATGGTAGCCGCTGCCAGATAGTCAACCGCGCCATCATTGATCGGTGGTCACGGTCTGGCTTGGAGCGTGTCAAAAAGATTGCCCACAAGATGCGGCAAGAAATGAGCGCGACCGATTAGGAGGATTACCCAGTCATGAGTGACACGTTCAAACCATACGATACGCGGGACGAACTCAAACAGACGGGTGTCCGTTTCACCGAAGCCGAGCGCGAAGTCATCGAGGCGGCGGCAAAAAAGAACAACGTGACGATGGCTCATTTGATCCGCCAAGCGACGATGTGGGCGATTGAACGGATGGAAAACTAGAGGAGGGAATTTAGAGATGGCGATGGGCGATGGAAGATGTGGAATATGCGGACAGGTTCACAACTCAGCGGGCAATTGTGGCTGTCGCCCGACCAATTGGGTAATTCCCCAAGTTCTGGATTCTTTCGCAAATTAAGCGTATGCTTGCGCCTTCGAATAATGATTCATTGTTTGAGGGTTTCCCATGGCTGTTGCTTCATCCCCCAAATCTGACGAACAACGCTGGCAGTCCGAAGAGGATATCCGTGCGCTTCAGCGTGTTGCGGAGATTACCAAGGACAAGCCGCGCATGGCCCGCGCCCGTAAGATGATCAAGGAACAGAAGGCGGCACTGGACGCGGCGGCGAAGATTTAGCCCATGGCGGTGATTGACGGCCTGTCCGACGAAGAACTTCAAAAGCTTCTGGCTGATATTATCGCTGCCGAAGGCGGCACGGTATCGGAAGGTGGCGACGCGGGGCGTGTGTCAACCATTGACTCGTCGCCAGCACTCGCCACCGGACCGCGCGGGCGCAATCTAACACTGACGCCCGGCACGTTTGACAACCCTGAAATCCAAGGTAGCGCCGCCCAAGTTGACCAAATCCTTGGTGGCTTCGGATTTGACAAGGCCACCAACCCCAATGGTTATAACTTGATGCGTCGCATTTTATTTCCCGATGTTCAAGACAATTCGGGGGATGGCGGCGGTCCGCGTGAGCCGGGGGATATAAATTTTGGTTTTGGCGACGAATCCGTTGGTCAAAGCCCAACTGCGTCTAGTCGGCCCGCTGGCTCCATCCCGACAGGTACGTCTGGCGGGCGCTCTGTATCGGGCGACGGTACGATTTTTGACACCGTGTCAGGCGGCATTAAAAGCCTGTTTCAAGATGGCGCGACTTTCCCCAATGATCCCCGATTCGGTGAAGTCATTAACAGGAATATCCAGACAGGGGTAAAGCAGGTAGGTGATTATTTGGGGAGTCGGAAATTCGGCAACGACGTTATCCGGGGAGCCAGCAATGTGGTGTTGCCGTTCAGCGGAACGGTGACGGGTGCGCTGGCTGAACGGCAACAAATTAACGCCTTCAATGATCGTATGGCAGCAATGGGGCTAAATTATCGTTACACTGAAAGTCCACTTCGGACACTTGGTGAAAACTTTATTGCAAGCTTCCCGCCACCATTTAATTTTCTGCGCAAAGCGCCCAAGTTCCCAACAGTGTTTGGCGGCGACGGTGGGGGAACGGACATCTTTGATGGGCAAATACCGCACGGCTTGCTTGGTCCGGCGTCGCAGTTTACAGGTAGCGGCATTACTATTGGGCGTAAACCGAAGACCACCAAGCCGAAAATCGCACCTGCGCCGAAGCCGGTTGCCGTCGCGCCGCCGCGTCCGTCAGCCAGTAGTTTAGCCGCTGCCGCACGCGGTAAACGGGGAACTGCCGTAACGTCATTTGATAGTGGTGGAGACTTCGGTGGTGGGTTTGAAGGTGGCGGATTTGGTGATCCGGGCGGTCCCGACGCTTCGGACGTTGGATTCACCTAATCAATAATGGGTAGCAATCACCTGTGGAGTCATGATATTTTACCGGGGATTGTATGGTGTTTGAAGTAGAAGAGGGATTAGAGTTATGAAGTGGGCAGTAGTCCTCTTTGCCGTCTTGCTCTTTGCTTTGCCCGTGCGGGCGGACACTCTGTTCCCTGTCCCGTCCACGCCGGACATTTCGGTAAGCACGACGGCAACAACCGAAGTTGTGTTTACCGGCTCCCGTGGCTACGTTGATTGGATTTACCTGAAAAACGACTGTCCGGCGGGCGCTTTGTATTTTGATCTTCGGGATGTTCGGGACGCGGCGGCACGGCGCTATCCGCTCCGCTTGTCGCCGTCGGAAACATTCGAAGCCTCAATGCGGGTGTATAGCGTCACAGCGAGTCCCGACACGGCAAACGCCAACACTTGCACATTCACCCTTATGGGCGCTGCTCAATAGAAAGGTGCTTCCCCATGAAGAAATTGCTTTCCATCTTTACCGTTCTTTTTGCTTTCATGCTTTTGGGCGTTGCCATGGCGGCGGACCCGATCAAGCGAATCACCGGCAAGGTTGTTGATTTCTCGTCACCGGCTGGCGTGTCAACGGCGACGCTGGATGCCTTCGCCTTCGGCTTCGAATCGCAAATGGTCAGGCTTTGCGTTAAGCCGGCCACCACGTCGGTTCCCATGTATTTCCGGTTCGCCACGGCGACGGCTGACGTTTCCGTATCCACTGAAACGTCCTACACCAACACCGGAACCAACTACTACATTGCGTCCGACTACGCGACGGATCGCATGACGGCTCCGGCGTCGAGTTCGACGGTGTTTATTGCCGGTCAGACCGGCACATACGCTTTCGGGCGTGCCATTCCAATGCGGATTCCAGCGTTGGGGGCTGATGACGCACTTGACCAGTTCTGTGTTACGGAACCTTGGCAGACCAAGGGTATTGTCAGCCATATTGCGTCGGGTATCGCGACGGTTGATATTTGGGCTTGGTAAGGGGTTGCAATGCTTGCAGCCCGCCCTATTTCGACAGGGGCGGCACTCACGGAGTTAGTGCGGCGGCGTCGCCGCCGCCGACTTTTTGCTTATCAGCCCTACCCACGGCAGTACGAATTTCATGCAGCCGGGGCTTCCTTCCGTCAGCGCTGTTTAATGGCGGGCAATCAGGAAGGTAAAACCTACTCCGCTGCCCATGAAGTCGCCATGCACGTGACCGGGCTGTATCCTGACTGGTGGCCCGGAAAGAAGTTTACCCGTGCGGTTCTGGTGTGGACCGCCAGTGAGTCAAATGAGTCTTCCCGCGAAATCATTCAGTCCATGTTGCTGGGTACTGAAGAGTGCGACATGAACCACCCGGATTTTGGTACGGGGACCATTCCGGGCGACAGCATTATCAGGATCACGCGCCGACAGGCCGGCGTTACCGATGTTGTTGATCAAATAATGGTTCGTCATAAAGGTGGCGGCACGTCGCGAATCGTTCTCAAAGCCTATGAACAGAAGCGCCCCAAGTTCCAAGGCAAGAAGGTGGACATTTTCTGGCCGGACGAGGAACCGGACGATCCCGGCATTTACTCCGAAGGGCTGACGCGCACGCAAGCCGCCGACGGCGGCATGACCATGCTGACGTTTACGCCGCTGCGCGGGTATACCAGTATCGTCAAGGATTTCTTGGAGCCGCAACCCGGTGAAGAACATTTGCGGCATACCACCAATATGACGATTTACGAATGCACGGGCGGCACTTGGCCCGAAGACACGCCATGGGCCGGTCAACCATGGACGGGTCATTATACGGAAAGCCAAACCAAGGACATCGTGGCGGCGTGGAAGCCGTATGAGCGCGACGCGCGGGCCAAGGGTATCCCCATTGCCGGTGAGGGGCGCGTATTTCTGACGCCGGAAGAAGACATCATGATTACGCCGTTTCCCATTCCGCGCCACTTCCGGCATATTGCGGGAATTGACTTCGGAATGGGCCACCCGTTCGCTCACGTTTGCTGCGCCTACGACGCTGACCAAGACGTTTTCTATGTTTACGACGCGTGGCGCAAGGCAGAGGAAACACCTTCTCACCATGCCGTCAAAATCAACAAGCGCGGCAAGTGGATTCCGGTGGCATGGCCGCACGACGGCGAGAACCGCGATAAGGACAGCGGTGTGAAGCTTCAGAAAAGCTACCGCAAGGAAGGCGTCAAGATGCTGGGTATTTCGGCCCGCTATGATAACGATACGGGCGGGCGACAGGCACAGGAACCGGTTATTGTCGATATTGATGACCGTATGCAAAACGGAACGTTTAAGGTATTCTCCCACTTGGACAAGTGGTTTGAAGAGTACCGGCGCTACCACCGGAAGGACGGCAAGATTGTTGCCGTCATGGACGATATTTTGAAGGCGACGTTCTACGCTTACATGATGCGGCGCTACGCGCGCCCCGGCGAAGTCCCCGTTCAGCGCGTAGTCATGAGCCGTCCGCCTCTCAAAATGTGGGGATAGCATGGACTTGCAGGAATTCACAAATACTTGTGAAAAATCGGGCTTCCAGCCTCTTGGCAAGTTCCAAATGCGTCATGGCGAAGTGCTTATCGGGGAAAAGTATGTCAACTGGTTTCCTGATTTTCCTGAACCCCATTGGCAGATGCTTTGGGTTATTGCGCGCGGCGAAATCGACGTTGCTCAACGGCTCCATATCACCGGCAAGGAAGACGGGCATTCGACTCCGTTGGGTGTGCCGCGTGCGGCGCGCATAAATGCGGCGAAAGAGGCGGCAAAGTTCTACATGGACGACGCGGTGGAAGTTGGGAGATATAACTAATGGCAGATCAGACCAAGGCTCCCAAAGAAAACACAATCGGCGGCGTGACCCTTTCAGACGGTGATTTTGACCGGGTTGCGGTGTTCATTCGTGACGAAGTCGCGCGCCGGGCCGGGAAGCGCAAGGACGATGAAAAGAAGTGGCGGCAAGTGGATCGTCAGGTTGAGTTGGAGGTTCAGGGGAGGCAGGACAACACAGGACAATTCGTCACCACGGGTGTTGAATGGATGCCGTCGCTGGAAGCGCCGGGTCAGACGCAGTCTTTGGAAGTGCTTTGCGCGGATACGCGCCGGTTGCTGTTTCCAGATAGCCGCAACTGGTTTACGCCGCATGGCAACGCGACGGATGAATACTATGACCGGGCCAACGAGCGCAGCTATATAGCGGGGCTGCGCCTTGAAGAGCAAGTACCGTCGGAGTTGGTGCAAGAAGACGTTGACGCCATTATTGACGGCTCGCTGGCCTATGCTCATTCCATGTATGACTTCCGCCTTCACGTTGACGTTATTCTTGCTGAAGCCTACAAGTACGGCACGTATGTTGGCCGCACCCGCATGGTTGAAACGAGCAAGTATCAGAATGAGTTCCGGGGCGTTGTTGTTCAAAAGCGGCATTTCCCGGTTTTGCTTCCGCGAAGCATTCGCAACACCTACCTTGATGATGCGCCTTATATGATGTTGGGCGAAGGCTATAAAATCGGGCCTTCAACCATTGAGTCATGGTGGCAGAATATTGACGACATCAAAATGGCGGCGAAGGCAGGAAGCGCGGACCCGACGAAGGAAAACGGCGGCTGGCGCAAGAATGCCCTTGATAGCATTACGCCCATGGACAAGAAGCAAAAGACGGTTCAGGTTTTGGACTACGAGGGCGATATTGTCGTTCAGCAAGATCAAGGTCCGCCGATTTATCTACCCAATACATTATGGACGGTTGTGGTTCAAAGCGGTGGCCCGAAGGTTGTCCGCTACCGTGAACGCGAATTCCCGTGGAATTCCTACCTGACGGGCGGGTATCATTTCACCGGGGCCAACAAGCTGTATGCGCAAAGCCCGCTGATCATGGCGTCGCCGTTGCAGATTGCCGTCACCGAAGCGCTTAACCGACTCATGCAGTCAAGTATTCTGGCGGCTGAACCGCCCATATCTTGGAACCCGGATGATCCATGGCTGGCGGCGCAGGGCGGTCCGCGCATGGCTCCCGGCGCGCAGTTCCCGACTCAGGGTGATGTTAAACCAATCAATGTGGTATCACCCGAAAAGCTGGCGGCGGTTCTTGGCTTGCTGTTGAAGCTGTATGAACAGATTGTTGGCGTCAACGCACCGCGTATGGGGGCGCAGACCAAATCGCACACTACGGCATTTGCCAAGGACGTTGAAATCGGGCGTAGCGAAATCAGGACGGTGGATTTTGCCCGTTCCATGATGTTCGGCTTCTTCCCGAATTTCCTTCAGATGGAATATAGCATGATGCGGAAGGCGCTGAAGAAGCCCGCTGACGTATTCGTGCCGAAATATAACCAGTTCCTACACCTTGACGCCGACGCGTTGCCGGATGAGTGCTATTTCGAGGTTCACGGTGCGGCGGGTCCGTTGGAAGAGCGCGAGAGGGAAGCCAAGAAGCAACAAGCCCTGTCCGCCGCTTTGGCGCTTGAAGAGCCCAAGTCCAAGATGCAACGGGACGGCACTCCGCTGGATATCGCGGAATTGCAGCGTATCATTCTGGAAGATGGGGGGTGGCACGAAATTGACTCAATCTTTAGAGAAGCCAGTGGCGGTCAAGTCGGCCTTGATGAACTTGCGAACGCAGCCGGACCTGAAGGTGGTTCTGGATTGGTTGAAGGACTCCCACCGGATGCCGGTATTGAAGGCTTGGGTTAAAGGTAAAACACTGGAACAATACGCTCATGAAAGTGGGCGTATTGAAGGGGCGGAAATGGTGATTAAGTTTCTGCTTGAAGAAGAGGGGGTTCCGCCGTTAGGTTAATCAATTGCGGTAGCCCTGTATTTGGGTTAATCTATAACTAATCATGGTTTGAAAGGGTTTTGATCCATGTTTGAGATCGACGGTAAGCAAGCTGCGGACGGCGACGATTCTGTCAACGATCAGACGGATGGTGGCGACGGCGCGCAGGGTGATGATGACCTTGATTCTTTGTTGAAGGAATTTGACGAAGAGACAGCACCGCTTGTGGATGCTGGGACAGGCGATCCGGCTGGCGACGAAGACTCCGGTTTGGCCGGGCGGCTGGAAACGATTGAAGGTGCGTTAGCGCAAAAAGACCTTGATGCTTCTATCGACATCATGAAAGCCGCCGACGATTCGTTGGAGGTTTTCAAGCCCGGAAGGCTTCGGGCTGTGATTGAGTCGGAAGCGCGTGAAGACCCAAGGATTGCGCGGGCGTGGATCAATCGCCACCAGAATCCCAAGAAGTGGCAATCCGTTTGCACAAGTATCGGGAAGAAGTTTGCCGGTGAGATTTCCGGCACGGTCGATACCGAAGCAACGGCGGGCCGCGAAGCTGCAAGGGCATTGGCAAGAGGAACCCCTGCCCGCAACACTCTGCCGGATGGACATATGGCTGACGCTGATATTGCCAATATGTCCGACGCGGAGTTCGACGTTTACGAAGCCCAATTGGCGCGTAACGACAAGTTGCAGGGCGCAGCTTGAAAAGGTAACCCGTCATGACCGTTACAACGACATCAACACTAACAGCGCCGGTCAACTACGTCTTTCAGCGCCGCTTGCTGAAAAACGCCAAGGCCCGCTGCCCGTATTTCGAAGGTTCGACGCCCGGCGACATTCTGCCTTCCCACGAAGGTACGTTTTCCGTCCGTTGGCGGCGTATCGAAAACCTGACGCCCACCACGTCGGCCTTGTCGGAAGAAACCGGTTCGCGCAGCTTCCCGCTTCGCACGGGTTCGGTTCCGACGATCACCCAGCCGACGGCGACCGTCGCCAAGTACGGTGACGTGATTTACCCGACTGAAGAAGCGGACCTGATCAACTACAACGGCCAAACGGCCAAGTTGATTGAAATTCTCGCCATTCAGGCCGGGCGCAGCCTTAACCGGTTGCAGCGCAATATCCTTGAAGACAACGTGACGCTCTACTACGCGTCGAACGGCACGGCGGACGGTGACGTGACCGACGCAATCAGCCGTGGGTTGATCAAGAAGGGAACCAACGTCCTGAACAACGCGTCCGGCATGACGTTCACGAACCAGACCACCGGTTCAACGTCAATTGGTACGACGCCGATTCGTTCGGGCTATCTTGGTATCTGCCATGTGGACGTTGAAGAAGACGTTCGCGAGTTGAGCGGGTTCATTGCAGCGGAACGCTACGCCAGCCAGACGGCGCTGTTCCAGAATGAATTCGGCGCAGTCGGCGGCGTTCGCTGGGTGTCCACCGAAGAGGCTTCGAAAGATGCCAGCTTGGGCGGCGATCCCGGCCAGACGTTGAATACGTCCGGCTCCAACAAGGCGGACCTGTATACGTCCGTCATCATGGGTATGGACGCCCATGGGGCGTTGAGCCTTGACCGTGACCTGATTCGCACGACCTACAAAGCGGGCGACAAGGTTCCGGGCATTATCGCGATCAGCCACCCCAAGGGTTCTGCCGGTTCGGCGGACGCCCTGAACGAAATGGCTTCGCTGGGCTGGAAGTCTTGGCACGCCGGAACGATCCTCAATGATACTTGGGCGATTGGTCTGCGTACCGGGGCCAGCAAGCTTTAATGGTAGATGACGCCAAAATGGTAGGGGGGGAAGAGTCCCCCCCTACCGGCGTTATGTCAACGGAGGCTATTGTGACTGATATTCATTATCACGCGCCAGACGGTCCGGTGCGTGGTCTTCGCCGTCCTGCGTTGCAGGACTTGTGCAAAAAGAACAAGATCAATATTGACGGGTCAGAGGGCAAGAATGTTCTTGTCGCCCTGATCGAAGAACTTCAGGCGGCGGGAAAGAAAGTCAAAGGACTTCCCACGGTGAAATAGAGGGGTATACCATGCCGATTCCGACAAGTGGCGACGTTTGCAAACACTTCCTTTCTCAGTTCTTTGAAGACGTTGCGGGGACAACCGGTCAGCAGCCGGAGTTTGTTCTTGGGGTGACATCCCTGCGGCGTATTCAGCTTGTTGCCTTGGGCGAAAAAGTTGGTCTGAAGGTCAGTGGCAACATGAAGAAAGACGATCTTGTCCGCATTGTCGAAGGGGCGATGATGGACGGTCTTTTTGATGACATCATGGTTCCCATGGCGACGGAACACCAGCGCATTGTCGCTGCGCTGACCGGGGCGAATGAAGCGTTGACCCGCTCCAACGAGGAAATGGCTGGGCGTCTTGCCCACATTGAAGAAATGTTGGGCGCGGACAAGCAACCCGGCGAAGTTGAGTCGCCTCCTGAAGATGATGGCAGCGACGACGCAGAATGGACGCCGGAAGACATCGAAGCGTCCGGCATTGAAACCGCTGAATTTGATCCTCCAAAGCCGAAAGGCCGCGCGAAGAAATAGGAAAGGTGATCTGGCGAAATGGCATATTCCTTTCTTGATAAGATCAACGATTCGCTGAAAGAGGTTGGAGAAATCCAAGGCTCCGACGGAGAGTTAGCAAGCTTTACCGACGCCGGGCGTCAGCGTGAAATTGACGTGATGCTGAAAGCTTGGAATGATGCCATTTCGCAAATTCAGGACTTAGGGACGTTTTCGGGGGAAGAGGCTGAAGGGACGCTGACCCTTGTAGTCGATACCCGCGAATATTCACTGCCTACCGATTTTTCAAAGATCACCGGCACATTCATTGACGAAACGAACAGCCAGCGAATCACACCGTATCCGGGCGGCTACGAGCAAATGCGCAATGACCAATGGCAACCAGATAAATTTATCGGTTTGCCGTACCGGTACGCCATCAACCCGGTGACAAACAAGTTCAGAATGGACCGGACGCCGCAAACCGAAGAAGACGGGCGCGTGTACAAGTACACCTATGAGAAATATATCTTCCTGTCTCTTATCACCGATACATTCCCGTGGAACGATAGAATCGTTGACGCCTTGCAGGACGTTGCCGTTCAGCGCTGGGAACGGAAGCTGAAGGGTCAGTTTGACGAGAAGACTTTCAATACTTCCAAGGCGCACGCGGCGACGTTGATGCGGCAAGCAGAACCCTTCAATTGGTACGGGGTGCGCCGGGCCAACTCATTCAACGCGCGCGGTGAAATTTAATGCCCCTTCCTGACGAGCTACTGGGCAATCGCGAAACGCTGACCTTCGGAGCCGGAATCAACGTGGCGGCGTCGCCCATTGATATTCACATTTCAGAGTGCGGGCGCGGCTCCAAGAATTTTGCCCTGTCCATTGACAGTAAGCTTTTCCGACGGCGTGCGCCCTTTGACTTGGTAGCGACGGCGACCAACGGCGAACAAATCAATGGCTATGCTCAACTGGCGAAGGCGGACGGAACCTATTCGACACTGATTCAGGCGGGAAATACCGTCTACGAATGGGACGGCAGCGCAACGGGGTTCACGGTAGTTGGTAGCGTCAATAGCGGCGCTAGGATACGCGGTCCACGTCAAGCCAACTGGGTATTGACCGATGAAGTTTTAATCACCGACTTGGCCCTTCAACACCCCGTTTCGACTTGGGACGGGACCACGTTTGCCACCATGACCACCGGTCTGGCAAACGACTTCTTCGCCAAATACTGTCTTGTCGAACGCGAGCGGGCTTTCTTCGGCAACGTTAAGGCCGGGACGGCGACGCCTCACATGATTGCCGTGTCGAAGCTATCCGACAACACCGTTATGAGTGTGACGGACAGGCCAAGCACGGGGCTTGCCGTTGATGATCCTTTCTATCTTCTGACGCCGGATTTCCGACCTGATAACGGCGTCCTGACCGCCTTTGGTATCATCGTCTTTTCCAGCGAGAAAGGACGAATGTATAAGCTGACGGGAACCAACGCGCAAGACTACGCCATTGATGAATTGTACCCGGATTCGGCGGCGGCGGGCGAAGAGTCCATGGCCTTTATCGGCAACGATGTCGCCTATGGCCGGGAAGGTAAAATAGAAACCCTGTTTGCCACCGAAACGTCCGGCGACGTTGCCACCGACGATTTGAGCCGGTTGATACGCCCGCTTATCGAAGATGTTCTTGAATGGACAGTGGTATATAATGCGCGGTTTCAGCATGTTTATTTCTTCCCCAAGGATAACAATGTCTGCCTAGTCCTACACAAAAGCTTTGTTGACGAAGTGACCCGCGCCGTCCGCCAGCGCCGCGAAGTTCTGACAATCAGCCCGTGGTCAGTGTGGGACACCAAGCTTGATATTGCCTTCCAGCCGACTTGCACTTGGACGATGACCCGTCCCACAGACGGATTGGAAACGTCCTACATGGGGTGGCGAAACGGTGAAATATATGAGTTGGAGGGTGTAGGATCACAGGACGGCGGCACGGCGGATATTGAGTGCATCCGGGTATCAAAAACGTTCAAAGCGCCCAAGGATACGAGCGCGTTTGATATTTATTCTTATTTGTATTTCGAAAAGCTATTCGTTACAGATATTGAAGTGACCTTTGAAATGAGCGGGGAAAACCTCATTAGCGACTCCGTTGAGATTTCCCTACCGGCGTCGGCTAACGCGCCTGTATGGGGTGGCGGCGCATATTGGGGTGGAGGTTCTTACTATGGAGCAAGTTTCCAGCAAAGATATTCCCGAAAGCGAATCAATTCCCCCGGCAGCGCCCCCCAATACAACATCCGCCTCAAAGCGGACGGCGCGGAAGATTTCATCCTCCAATCAGTCGAAACCGAATTCCGTTCGACGGACTAAGCGTGAAGCGAAGAAGCAGACTGAAAAAGAGCGGTTCAGGGGAAGGCCCGCGCTTTACCGGACATTGCGCCGTCGCCCGGCTTTCCGCCCGGTATCTTCAAAGAATGATTTCGGCTGGCTTTGGGCGGCTTATCAGAAGGGAGCATTCCCCAAAATCACCGAAGGACTGACGGCACGCGAGTTTCTTGAAACCATGGCGGTCCTGATTGCCAATATTGATTCGTGTGATTTGCTGTTCGCGCCGACCTACCGGGGGACCATACCCGTCGGCATGGTCGCGGCTGAATTAACAGACCACCGCATGAACCCCGAATTCATCTTCTTTCCGTGGGCGTCGGCTCGCAACAAGCTTGAAAGTATCGTCAATTACGTCAATGAGTTTCGGCGCGGATTCCTGATCATGCAAGCGTCACCTGAAGAGGAATGGCGGTTCTATACGCACTTGGCGAAATATGGTATCCTACACCGCGTAGGCAAAGTGCCTGATTATTATTCACTGGACGAACCGATGATGCTTTTCGTTTCAAAGCGGTAGGGTTGAAATATGGGCTTTTTTGATTTTTTCGGTTCCGACCCTGATCCGTTGTCGGCGGGCGTCACAACTTCAACACCGGCGTTCAAGTTGTCCGGTTCAGCCACGTCTGACGCCGGGCTTGGGACCAACTCTTCGGTTGACCTGACGCGCCTTGGCAGTCCCGCGCAGAAGGCTTTTGACGCCCGCTTCGGGCGGTCCTTGGCCGACTTCGACGTTCTCCGCAAGTCGCTGACGCCGGGCTTTTCACAACTCCGTAAGGCGCGTGTGGAAGGGACAAGGAACGAGGGGCGGCAAATCATTGGACGGCTGAAGGAAGACGCACGCAAGCGCCGGGTGCTTGGTTCCGACTTCTTCAACAACGCCGTGACCCGCGCCGAATTGGCGGTTCAGGAAGCCGTCAACAAGGAACAGGGCGAGTCGTTCCTTCAGGAACTTGAAGGAAACATGAAGTTGATTCAGGCGGAATTTGCCCAAATCGGCGCGCAGCTTGACCGGGAAATGGAAGAGTTGAAAATCAGTTCCGGGCTTGCGTCGCAGTTGCAGCAACTTGTCAGTGACAACATGATTTCGGCGCAGGAAACGGCGGCGGCTGAAGCGGCGGGCGCGGGTAGGTTCTTCGGCACGGCGCTTGGTACAATCGGTGGCGGCTTCGCGACGCGGGCGGGTGAAAACCTTGCTGAAGGTTTTTTCCCCGCACCTTAGAAAGAGGTAGGTTATGGCTGGTATCGGTAATTTCTTGGGCGGCACGGCGGAAGGCTTCAACGCGTCAATGAAAAACGTTATTGCCAGCCAGTCGGTATCGCGGGCGCGCAAGGCTGATAAGTTGAGCGCCAAAGTCGCGGGGAATAAGGCCAAGGCTGACTTGTTAAAAGAAGCAACGGCGCGTTATGACAAGCTGATTGGTACGTTGCGTGAAGAAGCAAAGATCAATCTCCCCGGCACGCTGGAGCTTATTGGTTCTCCTACCTTCCAGACGACCTTGCAGACATTTGCCAAGTCGCTGAACAAGACACCACAACAAGTCATGGCGGACCTGACAGGTCAGCTTTCTATTACAGCCAACCCCGAAACGCGCGCCGCTTTTGAGCGGTTCATGGCGTCACAGACGGCGGCGGGGACGGCGGAAGGCACGATTGAGGGTAAGACGACTCAGCCGTCCCTTGTTGCGGGTGCAAAGCTGAACGCTTTGGAAGCGGTTGGGGCTGGTCAAGTGGCAGGAGCGCAACGAGCCGCAACAATAGGGGCTGACGTAGCGGCTGTTGAAAGTGGCACACGGGGAACCCTTGACACGGCGGCGGCGTCCGCTGCCGGTCAGACGGCAGAGCAAACGGCGCTTGGCGCGGCGACGGGTGAGCGCGCCGCGTTGGATCAGGGCTTGACGGTCGGTACAGCTGAAGCGCAGATGGCCGACATTGAAAAGGCGCTGGGGCGCAAATTGACCGATGAAGACAAGGAACGCCTTGTCGGGCTGGATAATGTCGCCAAGACCGAAGTTGGCAAGCTGATTGACGATATGGGCTTGTACGAGTCGGGGACCGCCGAACACGCCGCCATTGCCAAGATGCTGGACAACACCATTGCCAGTCCCGGCGATAAACAGGCTTCCAAATATCTGGCATGGAAGAACGAATTCACCAACTTGGTTGGCCGCAAACCCAACCCGGCTGAAGTCCGCGCGCACTTGGGCGCGGAGCCCAAGTCGCGCGGTGAGTTGAGTCAGCTGCAAATGGGCGTCGAACTTGCCAAGGAAATGTTCCCGGATGTGGACGGCAAGAAGTCACCACAGGTTCAGCGGGCTGAAGAGGCGTTGGCGAACGTTGGCGCGGCGTCGCTGACTGAAGTTGCTGGTATCCGCAAGGAATTCGTCAAGGCGTCCGGCGAGTTTGTGAAGTTGTCCAACGCATGGCAGAAGATTCAACGGGCGGGCATGAACAAGAACGCCATGAGCGACTTGGCGTTGATTTTCATGTTCATGAAGGTGTTAGACCCGCCGTCCACGGTTCGTGAAGGTGAAGCCCGCGCTGTCGCTACGTCCGGGCAATTGGGCGAGGGTATGCGGGCGTGGTTGGAGCGCGCGATTGAATCCAAATCCTTGACGGACACACAGCGCAATGAGTTGATTTCAACCGCCCGCGACCTGTATCGCGAACAACTGTTCAATCAGTTGCAGCTTGAAGGTCAGTATGGAAACCTTGCTGATAAGGCGAAGGTGGGACGCGACGAGGTTGTTCTTGATTATCTCCGCGCGGATGACAGGGTAAACCTTCCAACTGATAACATCTTTGATCCGGCCATTACGAAGGAGGGCGTTGCAAATGTCGCCCGTTTTGTAATGCCCTTGGTTCAGGTGCGAAGTGGGAAGTCAGAAGAAAACCGGTTGGGCAAGGGTCATGGGTTCTCACACGACTTCATGAAGAAGCTTGTCAGCAAAATGGATGAATTCAACTTGTAAAGGTGAAGTGTGGCAAGTCCTTTCGACGCGATAAGAGCTTCCGCTGGACAGACGGCTTCCAGCCATACCCGTTCCGTTGACCCGGCGACGGCGGCGGGCAGCGTTGACTTTTCCGCCATTCGCGAAGCTGCAAAGATCAAGGAAGCCGAACCGGCGCGCGGTTTTGAAGAAGGTGAGAAAGCACGCGCCGAACTGAAGCAGGTGTGGGAAGCCGCCAAGGAATGGGCGCAGACGCCGGAAGGTCAGCGCGCCCTTCTCGAAACTGCCGGTGGTATTGGTCTGGAAGTGGGGGCGGCTGTGGTAAATCCGCCCGGCGCTCTGTTTAGGCTTATTGGCCGTGCCGCCTATACCCTATGGCCTATGCTCGCCGCTTCCTTTGGTGGCGCGGGTGGCAGTCTAGTCGCGGAACAGGTTGACCCGTCCGCCAATCCCGCAGAAGCCGCCGTAAAAGCTGGCGGCGAGGCGTTCATGGGTTCAGGTGGTGGGCGTGCCGTTGTTCGCACCGCGCAAGGTAGGCCGTTCAGTGGAGCCTTGAAGGAAGGGGCCGAAGAAACACAGTCCATCCTGTCAAAGAATGTGGATTCGACGGGCGAACCGATTCTTGTTTCCCCCCGCATGGTTTCAAATAGTAAGTCGCTGACCTTTGCCGAAGACGTTGCGCAAGGCGCGATTGTCAGCGCCCGGCTTGAAAAGCGCAAGGGTAAGACCATTGAAAACGCTATCAAGGGCTACGAACAATTTGTCGAGTCCTTCCTTCAGCGC